TGTGCTTCCTTCTCGGAGACATTGCCGACTCTCTTTAGACCATTGACAAGATTTTGAACCTCGGCACGATAGGAGATCTGTATCGTTTTGTTTATGTCTGCCATTACTGCACCTTCTTCTGTTCTTTCATGTATGCATCTGCGAGTCGATCCACTAGTTTATTTATATCCTTTTTGGCAGCGTCCCACATTGAAACCTTAGCAAGAAGTTTACCTGCTGCGATCCGGGGTTTCTGTCCGTTCTTCCGTTCGGAGTCTTCCCCGACTCTGATCATGTACGCATACGGAGCCATATTCCGAAAAAATCCCTCTATGGCTCTGCCTCCTTCGATAATACGGATGCCAGTATCGAATTTGTCTATCGATCCCTGGCTATTCTTCTTTCGAACGATCCATTCTTTTTGTGCGTGTTCGACTCTCTTGTCTAGCTCATCCTCGATAACTTTCATGGTCAGAGGAGCGACATCTCGAAGAGCTTCTTCTATCAGTTGTTTCTGTGTCCCTTCGATCTCTATCGACCCGAGTCCTTTACCGTATCGTAATCGTCTAGCCATCGAGAGCCCCTCTTCGCTTGAATCGTTTGTGTCTGTTTTGTAGTCTCCGCATTTGATAGCGTTTTTTATTCTGTTCCATCTCGTCTTTCTTGGTGTGTGACAGCTTGTAGTCTGCTATCAGTTCAGCCTGGAGATTCTTCGGTTGACGAAAGAACCATGTCGGCTCCTGGTTCCAATACCTCGAGATGACAAAGCCAGTACGGACTATCCCTCCTGCTGGCCTATAGAAAAATTTTCCGCTTCTTCGACCTCTTTCTCTGTGGCGATGTGTTCGCTCATCTTCTGAAAGAGCTCTGTCCCAACGTTTAGAACGTCGATCGGGTTGACCTTCTTCGTGGCGAGCCACTCCTGCATGCGTCCACCATAGGCCATGAGATCACAGTCTGATATGCTGTATTTCGGCATGTCCTTATGGTTTGTCAACATGCAACCCCAAAGAGCAGCAAAGAGTCGTCCGAGTTGTGCGCGGTTTGGGTTTGTACTGATCATGTAGAAGACATCCCAAACAACGCACATGGATTTCGGCATATCGAAAGTGTAGTCAGTCTTTGATATGGTTTTTTTCATTTTCTTATACTTCCGCTCGAGTGATAGATCCGTATACTTCTCCAGTGAAGGAGATAGAGCTCGGAGAACCTTCGGCGATTGCTGCTGTCAATAATACTTTGTTGCATGTTACTTTGGTATTGCTACCAGAGAGAGCCGCCATGTTCGCCTGAAACTCGACAGTAACGAGGAACGGCTCGAATCCAGTTCCACCTGTAGAGGTTGCTGCGCTTGAGTTGTTCGTCTGATAGACAAAGTCGAGAATAGTATCTTCTACAGAGTCTGCAAGCTCTCGGAGATGTACAGAGAAGGAGATGCTCGGGACAGGATCATTTCCTGATCTCAGCCCGACAATAGTCCCGCGATCATATATGACGATACGCTCTGCTTTGTCCAGGTTCGCATTGAAATCTCCTGCCTCATATGCGACAGTGTAGGTTGTTGCGTCTCCGTTTGTGATTGTGATTGTTCCGTCTCTGGGTACGGCAACGACTGTACTTTCTGCCATGGTGTTCTCCTATGTAGACAATGGTATAAAGTGTAAAAGATTGAAGTTGATAGAAGATAGTATATACTCTCCGCTATCAGTTAGTAACCTATTCGACGACAAAAATCGGATATGCAGATTGGGATATAGATCTGCGTCTCCTCTGTTCAATAGATTCGCGATGATTGTATTCTCCAGATCCATCGATCCATCTGTATCGGTGATCTGATCATGTGGTCGCAGCCGATACGCGACTCGGATCTCCATATCCGTCTCGAGCATTGCTCCTTCGACCTGTCTCTGTCTGTCGTCTCTTGCTGTGCTGCCACCAAGGACGACACAGAATGACTTGTGTGCTATCGTGTTGACTGTACGACCAAAGGCAGCAGGAGACATAGGAGACTGCTTCAGTCCCGCTCCTGCGATACCTTCGAGAGCATCGGACACTCTACTTCTGATCTGTGATAGCTTGACAGTAGACATTAGTATCTGCGTCTCCTGTAATACTCGCCAGGACGATTCAAGAAGACAGTAGGTTGTCCTCTGGTTCTCTTGTTGGCGTCGTCTGCTTCTCCGTCGTGATCGGTGTCATACACGAAGTTTATCGAGTCGAACTCATCGCGATAGAGTCGATAGTGTTCGTTTGCGAGATCTAGATATCTGCCGTTGCTCTGTCCCAGTGATGAGTGGAAGTCTCGAAATATGAGATAGAGAGCCAGGTGTCGATGGGACTCGAAGAAAGACTCGGCGCTCATCATAAGATATTCGTATCCCATCCCCCGATTCCGGATGCGTCTTAAGATTTGATACCATGCGTCGTCGATATATTGCTGGTAGCTCGTCAGAGACGAAGGACGGAGATTGTCCAGATCGGAGTATGTCGCAGTCAAGTCTATGTCGGAGACAACAGGATATAAGCGTCTCCGGACGACTGCGGCCATTCTTCGAAATAGATACTCGTCTCCGTCGATGGTGATCGTCCACTCCTGGACATATCCCTCACCCAGTTCTATCGATTGCTCTAGCTGTTCTGCTGTGTGTGTATACGAAACAGTACCAGAACCATCGATCGATGCTGTGACTCCAGTCACAAGATCCGATCCTGTCGGCTTGATGAGAGTATATGTCGCAGCAGTCGGGACGATCTGCGCTCCGTCTCGGTAGAGCTTCAGATGTGTCTTCTGACTCTTTGCTCTCTCGAGGAGTTCGATCGCTCGAATCTGTGCTGCGAATGGAGTGGAAGAAGTGGTCATCGTCTAGCCTACAGGAACTGCTTCCAGTTGACACCGTCGCAGCAGAACATCGCGCCCTCTCCGACAGACAGGAGTTTCAGATTGCTAGAATCTTGATCGCGTACCTGCAGTGCACTACCTTGGCAATTGATGACGAACATAGCGCCATCTTTGAGTTCTGGGAGGTCTACATTCAACCCGACAGAACAGTCCAGACGTTGATACTGTGCGTCCTTGTAGGTGAGTACTTTGTCTGCTGTGATTGCTTCGATGTTGACTCCGCCAGGTTGTACAATGTGGCGAGGGATCTTATATTGTTGTGCATCTGTGAAAGCCATAACTAGCTCCTTTTGTTTTCTGCTCGGTTAATGTGTTTGACTACGATCTGTCTCGCGTCTTGGTGTGATATGTTCGACTGTCTCGCCACCTTCTGCGCGATCCGATCGATCGCTTGGCGCTTCTGCTTATCGGAGCTCATATGCTAGCCTCCCCAGCTTCTCGATCCGTGCGATCGCTTTCTTGGTGTGCTCGAGTTCTTGCTGCTTCGACTTGAGACGATTCATAACCTCGGGGATATGCTGGTCTCGCTCGAGTCGATTCATAGCTCGATTCATGGTGATCAGTCTCAGCCCTGCGATCTTCGGATGTGGTGTCGATAAGACTCCGGACGTGATAAGATTTCGTCTCCACTCGTCGTAACCATCCTGGTCGAAATGTTCTATTATTCGTCGTCCTACTTTCTCGAGTCGGATCCACTTGCTCGCGTAGTAGTTCCCTTTGTGAGCAGGGTACACTCGAAGATAGTCTTCCTGCTGTGCGTCGATGATTGTCCAGCCCACATCTTTTAGCGTGGTTCTCATGTGGGAAGAGTCCAGTCTTCCGCCGATCGCTCTTGTTCCATTGACGCCAGGAGTCTCTGGAATGGAAGAGAGGACGGGAAGAAGCATAGGAACGACTGTCTTCTTTTTCTTTCCTTCGTCTGTGGTCTGGGATGTGTATATTTTCAATTCCCAATTCTCCGGATTGTGCGCAAAGAAGAAGCGCGAATTTGCTCGTACTGGGATACGGGTCTCGACTTGCGTCTTTTCCTCCCAGGGTTGCGAAAAGTTACTGTAGTCCATTGTAGTCTCCTGTGGAAAAAAAGAGCCGGGAGACCGCATCATCCGGAGACTACATGTAGACCATGCAGTCCCCCGACATAATGCGATCTATCGGACAGAAAGAAGTTTAACGCCGCGATCGTTCTCGATGATACCGAGTCCAAGATATGCATGCCCTACGATGAAAGTAGAAGCAGACATCGGACGACGATCGAACTCGACAACAACTTTACCCATAGACATAAGATCAGAAGATCCGCGTATTCCTGCTGGAATACCGTCAACAAATCCGAGTGCCATCGGGCTGATCATGTAGTTATCATATCCGGAAGATGCATTCTGGTTAACTCCCAGAGCAGAAGAATAGACATCTACGCCGAAGAGTTGACCCTTAAAGTTTTCCCCTTTTGCCTGGAGCATATCCATTGAAGACTGCATACGAGAGACAGCATTTCCTGTCTCGTTTCGCAGACTGTCCTGAAGCTCTGTCAATGCCTTGGGAGCGAGGACACAAGCATAAGGACCAGGAGCGCCGCCAGCAGAGCCAGTACCAAATCCGGCTTGTTCAAGTTGGAAAATAGCGTCGAAGAAGTCATCGACAGAAAGAGTCGTGGTGTTTGCTCCTGCGGTATTGCTGAAAGAAGCAGCAGCAGCACCAGTAAGAGCGGCAAATCGTGTCTCATAAGATCCCGCGATTGATTGCGCAATACGGAATGGATCAATATCAGCACCGCCGAAACCAGTCATAGACGCAAGGTCTGACATTTCGTAGATGATGTATTGACGAGCAGCTACAAGATCGGCATTGTTGATAGTCAAGCTTGTAGTGTTTGCGGACTCGTCGGAGATCTCATTTGAAGCGGCAGCCATGCTGTCGTATCCGTCAAGACCGGCAAGACGAACACGCACTGTATCGCTTCCAGTGCCGTTTATTGAGCCCTGATAGCTTAAAAGACCAGTATTGCGGAGGTTAGCGTTGTCCTTCAGAAGAAGGTTAATTTCTTGGGAGATCATCGCAGAAAGACGGAGGATGTTCTCCATATTGGAAAATCGAATTGGATCGACTGTGGCCATGGTAGCACCTTATTGTTAGAG